TAGGTTCCATACGGGTAGGTGCCTACCCTCACGGTCAATATTCACTAGGCAAGCATTCACGCGGCTTTCATAACGCGTTCGTGACGGTGACCCGATATTCCCGCACGCGCATGGCGCGTATTCGTTCGTATCTAGTGCCGTTCGCTTACCCTGTATCAAGTTATGCAGTAACACTACATTACTACTTAGTCAGAAGTCAACAACTCACGGCAACTTTCTATGTGGTCTATGTCACACTCTCCAGCCCTTGACAATTGAGCGCCGGCCGGCTAGCAGCTACTGCGTTACTAGTCCCGCAATCCAGCACCGTCCATCTATTCACAATCGCACATAATACTACCGAGCAGTAACTTACTGTACCGTAGGTTACCCTTGAGTAACCATTAGGGACTAGCGTCACAATGTCTGCCACGGTCAAGATTCTTGATATCAAGAGATTGAACGTTCAACTATCCCACTTGACCCACCCATTGTTTGCGAGCTGGGGGCCATATATATATATGTTAGGCAGTCTTAGATTTTCCTACTATTTGTGCCCCAGTATGTCCAGTTTAACATACTTTAATGTCGCAGTTTGGTAACATTTTGCAATTTTGTGTCCAGTTTGACCCCCCTGGACAGGGATATATATATGTAGGGCTTTTTATTTTCCAGTAACTGTACTAGAGGGCACCCTTTGGGGGGTGCCCGAACAGTACTGAACTGTGACTGTACTGAATTGTTTTGTTCTGGAACTGCATAGTGCTGTCTGTTAATCAGGATCTGTGCCCCCCCTTATAGTTCCCCCCCAATTTTTGACCGGAGGCCGCCGTGTCCAGAGCTGGACGCAAGCGCGGGTCTACTCCAGCCGAGACGAAGGAGGCTTTCCTTCGCCACCTCAATCAGGGTTTGTCCATTGGTGATGCCCTGACCGCCGTCGACCGTGGTCGCACGACGTATGAGCGTTGGCGGCGTGAGGATGGCGAGTTCGTGGCGGCTGTGGAGCGGATCCGCATGATGCGCTCGATCGCTGCCCCTGTTGAGGGCGAGCAGATTGAGTTCCCTGAGTTCTCAGAGCGGTATCTCGACGCCCATGTCTTCCCGCACATGCAGAACGTGGTGGATTTGATTGAGGGCCGCGACCCGTCGTGGGTCCATCCGGCGATGACCCATGAGGCTGGCGAGCGGGATTTGATCATGGTGAACATGCCACCGGAGCATGCGAAGACCACCTCAATCACGATCAACTATGTGACTTACCGCATCGCGATGGATCCGAACATCCGCGTCCTGCTGGTGTCCAAGACCCAGACGATGGCCGAGAAGATGCTCTATGCCATCAAGACCCGCCTGACCCATCCGAAGTACTCAGACATGATTTCCCGGTATGCCCCGATGGGTGGCTTCGACAAGGACTCTGAGGCCTGGAACCGGACGATGATCTACGTCTCCGATGCGGCCAGGGACTCCGGTGAGAAAGACCCCACCGTGCAGAGCCTGGGTATCCGTGGACACATTTACGGTGCCCGTGCCGACCTGATCGTCCTTGACGACTGTGTTGACCTGACCAACGCGCACGAGTACGAGAAGCAAATCGACTGGCTGCAGTCAGAGGTCATCTCCCGTATTTCCTCTTCCGGCTCCATGCTGGTGGTGGGTACACGACTGAGCAGCAAGGATCTGTATTCCGAGCTGCGCGACCCTGCTCGCTATCCCGATGAAGAGTCGCCGTGGACGTACCTGGCAATGCCGGCGGTGCTAGAGCCGAAGGATGACCCTGAAGACTGGGTCACCTTGTGGCCCCGAAGCAACCAACCCGAGCCGGGAGTCAAGGGTGCCGAACCGGACTCTGATGGCCTGTACCCCAAGTGGGACGGCCCCCGACTACACAAGAAGCGCAAGAGGGTGTCACCTCGAGCGTGGGCCATGGTCTACCAGCAGCAGCAGGTGGCCGATGACTCCATCTTCTCCCCCGATGCCATCAAGGCTTCGATCAATGGCAATCGGATGGCAGGACTCATGCCACGCGGGATGGTCAACTGTCGCCCGAACGGCATGGACGGATTGATCCTGCTTGCAGGACTTGACCCGGCTACCGCAGGACATACCGCCGCGACAGTCATTGGTCTTGACCCGGTGTCGCAGAAACGCTACGTCCTTGACATTCACAACCAGCCTGCGATGACACCTGAGCAGATCAGGGATCTCATCAAAGACTGGACAGTCAAGTACGGCATCAGCGAGTGGCGCATCGAACGCAACGGCTTCCAGGGCTTCCTTGTCCATGACCGGGAGGTCAACGAGTTCTGTGCTGCTCGCGGATCGGTCATCCGACCGCACTTCACCGGACAGAACAAGCACGACGTTGACTTCGGTGTTGCGTCCATGACGGTCTTGTGGAACGGCTGGCAGGACGGACACCAACTGATTGAACTGCCCAGTACGCACGGGCAGGAGTCGGCCAAGCAACTGATTGAACAGTTGATTACTTGGGCACCGGAAATGCCTAAGTCAGCCAAGACCGACATTGTGATGAGCCTGTGGTTCGCCGAACTGGCTTGTCGTGACCGCATCATGCTGCAGTCGAACTACACGCGCAGCCATGTGAAGAATCCCTTCCTCACTCCGTGGGACAGGGGACGCCAGCAAACGGTCAGCCTGCTCGACGCAGAAGCCGAGGGCATGTGGAAGCCCATCGGTGTTTAGGAGATTTCATTGATAAACGATTCCATGGCAATGCCATTCATGGACGCAGGGCCGTCTGCGAAGCGCATCAAGGATCTGAAGGCTGGGTATGACCGCCTGAAGGCGCGTAACGCTGACCGCGACGGTCGGATGCAGGATGTTCTTGCCGTGCGTCAGGGTCGCATGCGCGATGTGTATCCCGACCTTTTCCCTGACGGCCCCTTCGACCGGGGCATCGTGGCGAACATGGTGGATGTCGCGGCACGCGACCTCGCTGAGGTTCTTGCTCCCCTCCCCGCGTTCAACTGCTCGTCGTCAAAGATGGTGTCGGACTCAGCTCGCGAATTCTCTGAGAAGCGCACACGCATCGTCAACGGCTACCTGGACTTCTCAAGTCTGCAAAAGCAGATGTATAACGCTGCAGACCGCTACTTCACTTACGGTTTTGTGCCGTCGATGGTGGAGATTGACTTTGAGGCACGCATGCCTCGCATTACTTTCCTTGACTCCGTTGGGGCCTACCCGGTATTCAATCGCTGGGGCGAGGTAGTTGCCGGGTACTTCTCCTTTATGAAGACCCGCGACGAACTGATTGCCATGTACCCCGAGGCTGAGACGCTTATCGCTCGCTCTAGCACGGGTACGGAACTGATTGAGGTTGTTCGCTTCCACGATAAGGACGCCGACGTTCTGTTCCTTCCGTCACGAGACGGCATCATCTTGGAGCAAACGCCTAACCCTGTTGGGCAATGCCTCGTTGAGTGGACCCAACGTCCCGGTCTAGACAGCGACCCACACGGACAGTTTGACGATGTCCTAGCGGTGCAGGTTGCAAAGGCACGCTTTGCTCTTCTCAGCTTGGAAGCGGCACAGAAGGCTGTCCAGGCACCCATTGTTCTTCCGCCCGACGCGCAGGAACTGGCCCTTGGCCCTGACAGCGTGATTCGTACAGGCAATGGTCGTGAGGTGCGGCGTGTACCGCTCGACATTCCTCCGCAGTCTTTCGCCCAGCAGGGCGTACTTGACCAGGAACTGCGTAGCGGATCTCGCTACCCAGATGCCCGTAACGGCAATGTGGACTCATCCGTTGTAACGGGCCGAGGCGTTCAGGCCCTGATGTCTGGCTTTGACACCCAGATTCGTACCGGACAGGCCATGTTCTCGCGCACCTTGCAGAGTTTGGTGCAGAAGGCCTTCATGGTGGACGAGAAATTGTTCGCCACCGAAACAAAGACGCTGCGTGGAAACGCAGACGGAACCCCCTACGAGATCAAGTACCGCCCCGAAAAGGACATCAAGGGTGACCACACGGTCGATGTCCAGTACGGATTGATGGCTGGACTTGATCCCAACCGTGCGTTGGTCTTCGGGCTACAAGCCCGTGGCGACCGACTCATCAGTAGAGACTTCTTGCGGCGACAGATGCCATTCGCATTGAACGCCACCGAGGAAGAGCAGCGTGTCGATATCGAGGAGATGCGGGACGCGCTGAAGCAAGCAGTTGCCGGCTACGCTCAAGCGATACCTGTGCTGGCACAGAACGGGCAAGATCCCGGTGAAATTCTGTCTCGCTTGTCTCAGATCATTCTAGGTAGGCAGCGTGGGCGATCCATTGAAGAGGTCGTCTCAGAAGCATTCATGCCGCAAGAAGAACCGGAGTTGCCGGGAGTTGAGGTTCCCGGTGAGGAAGCACTATCACCGCTGACTGGTGCCCCCGGCGAGGCTCCTCCCGGCAGCTCTGGAACTGACCTGGAAGGTATCAACGAAGCGACAGGCTTGCTGCGCGGTGTTGCACCTGGACAGGCAGGGATGGGGGCAGGAGGACGCCCCGATCTTCAAATGCTCATGGCGTCACTTGGTTCTAATGGGCAGCCCAACATGACGGCTGGTGTCTCTCGACGCCTGCCCATTTAGGAGTACATATGTGCGTTTCTTGTGGATGCTGGATGGACACCGAAAACAAGATGGGCGGCGACGGCAATCATCCAGAAAATGCCAGTCAAATGCCGAAGGTAAAGATTGAAAAGGCACCTGAGAATGGCCGCCGCCCGTAAAAGGAGCAAGTAATGCCTGCTAAGAAGCCTGTGAAGAAGGCGACTCGTCGCCCGAAGCCTGAGACTACTCGCCAGAAGATTGGGCAAGATGATGCTCGCGCTATGCGTAAGCGCAAGATAAAGGTTATGGATGCGCGTTCTAAGCGTAAGGCAGAGCAGAACAAACGGGCTGGTGAACTAAACAAGCAGATTAGCAAGCAGCAAGGAAGGAAGCCGTACTAATGGCTAGAGAAGTTGGCAAGAACTCTTTCAAAAAGGCTAAGTCTGCTCGAAGCGTAGACATTTCCAATACCAGTTGGAAGAAAGACACGGGAGCGGGACCAAAGGGCAAAGCTGGTCGCCTTGTCGGGCCAAAGGGAAAACTGTACACCGGCTCAGTAAAGATGTCTGACGGCTCTACTGCTGTGTATAAGGACGGAAAGCGCGTTACAAAAGGTGCCGCTCCTGCTTCTAAGTCTTCCACAAAGAAGTCCACTACTCCCGCAAGGCCTGCGCCAAAGAAGAATGACAAGCCAAAGCCGGAACGCAACAAAACATCCTCTGCTGGACCAATGAGGGGTGGTGGTTCCGGTAGCCAGCCAAAGCCATCTGCTGGACCCAAGCGAGGCGGGGGGTCTGGGGTTAAGAAAACTAGCACTTCTGCGCCGAACAAGCGCATACAAAACCCCGATGCGGCAAAGCCACGACGTCAGGGTAAGAACCTAACAAAGAAGGATCTTGCGCTGGAAAAGGCTCGGCGGGAGGGACCGCAGGGTCCACTTGCTAATGTCGCTCGTAATGTCGCATCTGCTTTGATGAATCGTGGCGCACCAAAGCCTGGTGACACGCGAATCTCTGGTGGTGGCCGATACAAGCAGGTGTATCGAAACGGCAAGTGGGTGACCACACATACAAAGAATTCAAGTGGTCGATGGGTCAAGAACTCCTAATGCCCGTCAAGAAGGATTCTCGCTTAGAGCGAGCAGGTGTCTCTGGCTATAACAAGCCGAAGCGCACTCCTAACCATCCGACAAAGTCTCATGTTGTCGTTGCCAAAGAGGGCGACAAGATCAAGACCATTCGATTCGGTCAGCAGGGTGTGACTGGCGACCGTAAGCCAACTAAGCGTCAAGCCTCATTCAAGGCTCGACATGCAAAGAACATTGCTAAAGGAAAAATGTCGGCAGCCTATTGGGCTGACCGCGTCAAGTGGTGAAAGGAAAAGTAATGGCACAGCCTAACAAGGGAACGCACGGCAAGCCGCACGTTGCCCCGAACGTCAAGGGTGCCCCTGGAAGCAAGCCTTCCGGTGAGGTCAAGTTTGGTGCGCCCGGTGGTAAGGGCACAAAGGGTAAGGGCAACAAGTAACTAGCAATCAAGAGGAGGCCAGCATGAAGCGACCGCCATTTCGTGATATTCACGTTCATGTTGGCTATGGCGAACTACGCTGCGCCTTGGTGGCGGAAGGTGTTTCGTGGTCGCCAGATGTTGCTAGCGACATGATTTCTCGCATGCAAGTCCTCTTTTCTAACACGATGGCCGAGGCCTACCAGTACGGAATTATCGGTGAAGACGAAGACGAGGATGAGTACGGGCCAACACCCGAGAAGGAACTCATGGATCCCAGAGTTGTGTTTATAGAAGCGGAGGATGATGATGGCTAACGGCCATGGTGGTCGTCGCACCCCACGCCAGCCAGCCCCCGTATCAGCACCGGGTGCCCTGTCTCGCCGTACCGACGGTGGACCGCAACAGGTGAATGCACAAATGTCGGGAATGGCCTACGGAGAAAACTCCGACTTTCAGGACATCCAGTCGTCGGCCCCCATGGCTGCAACGCCATCAGGGCGTGGTGGCTCTGCTCGCGGTGGCAAGCCTCGAGCGAATGCCACTCCCCTGTTTTCTCGTAGTGGCCGACCAGATGAACCCGTGACCGCTGGTGCCGCAGTAGGCCCTGGCGATGGCCCTGTCGCGTCCTTGAACGCACGCCAGCAATCATCGAGCGATGCTCGAATGCTCGGCAAGTACCTACCAGACTTGATGCGGATGGCTGAAGCCCCTGACACCCCCGACGGTTTCAAGAGGTTTGTTCGGTATCTGCGGAATATGCAGGAGTAATGCCTTCATTCATTCAGAATGTTGATGCAGTCGTAAAGGCTGTTGGAGCCTCAAATGTTGGCTTGGTCTGGGGATTGGCAAACATGAACTGGGCCGACGAAAAAGAGCGTGACACGTTTCTAGCGGAGATCACTCAGGTTCGTGGCTAAGACCAAGAAGTTTAAGGCCCCACCACTTGACACCTACCAGCGTTCGGAAAGCTGGGTGGACTTCAACGTAGGCCCTGGACAACTCATGTCCCCCGGCCCTACCCAGCGCGGCTCTTCAACTGTGTCTACAGGTGCTACGCCAGCGACTGTAGATCCGGCTGATTGGGATGAACAGTTCCCGGTAGATCGACCTGACGTACCGGAGATAGAGGAGCAACTTCCTGCTGAGGCGTATGACAACAGCATCATTGGCGGCTTTGCTCAATTCATGGACAACATCGTCCCTGACGATATGGGCGGGATGATCAGAGGATCATCTGGGTGGCTCGCTAACTTACCGCTGTACGAAGAGACGCTCGGCAAGGTTGCCTACGCACCCTTTGGTGCAGGAGCTGAAGTTCTTGATGCTGCTGCATGGGGAAGCGAGCAACTATCGCGCCTAATTACGGCTGCCGTTTCTGCCGCCCCTGGCGGTATTCAGACTTTGACATGGGAACAGACTGAAGACGTTTCCACATTCCAGGCTGCGGTAACAAGCGTTGGTATTGAGTCCAAGCGCATTCGCGAAGGTGGTGCCCGACCAAGCGATTTGATTCTGCTCAACCCAGCCACCCTGCCGTTTATGATCGCCGGCTACCTCGCCGAAGACAGCCCAGTTCAGGCTGACGGCTTCGACATCCTCAACACCGAACAGAAGGATAAAGCCTTTAGCCAGGGCTGGGAGCGGTTCTTTTCTGGCCTAGGTGACGCAGGAACGATGGTCGGCACGGATCCGTTCATCATCCTCGGTGGTGCATCGAGTGTCATTCGATACGGAACCAAGGCTGGCAAGGTTGCTGGTATCGCAAACCAGCAGTTGGTAACGCCTCGCCAGGTTGACAACTTTGCTTTGCGGCTGCGTGAGCAGGCTGCATTGATTGACGAACTGGGTGTTGACGGTGCGCGAGCATCGGGACGCCTAAGTCAAGAGGGTGAGAACCTTGTTGCGGCCATGCGTAATGATGCCGCTGACAACTCTACACACATCTGGGTTCGCAATAGCAATAACGAACGCGAAGCCCAGGCCCTTCTTGGTCGCACCAGCGTAGAGAACCCGCAAGAGGCTGCCGCGCTTGTCGGTGCCATGGCTGGTCACGCAGACTCATGGGCACAACTGCGGAACATCAATCCTCAGATGTTTGATGACTTGGCTATTGCCCATGGTGTTGATGTCATGGTCAAGGTTGGACCCAAGGTTCCACCGCCAAGCAACATGGTTACACCTATTACGGACGATGCCGTCAAGCTTGCTGACGATATGTACCGCCAAGCCCTGTACGGACCCCAAGAGGGCGGTGGGCAATTGCTCATTCGCGGTGGTTCTCGGGGATCTGCCAGTAGTGCGGTGCGTGCAGCAAACGCATGGCGAAGCGGTAAGGCACAGACTCAGTTTGAGCGCAACCCGTTCCGTCGCACATCTTCGAGTACTTCTACGGCAGAAAAGGGCCATTGGGCTTACGACTTCATTGAGGGAGTTAGCTCGTCGCGTCCGATTACTGCGGTTCGCTGGCTAGGTAAGGGCGCACCGAGCGGTGTCTTATTCCTCAAGGGTGACGACCTCACAACATCAAACCGAGAGATCAAGGCATGGCTGGCAAAGTCTGGCATTGATGCGGATCAATCACGAAACTTCTACAACCGCTATGTCGCAACGCGAACGGTAGATGAGCGTAAGCAACTTGTTGAGGAGATGGAGGAAGCCGCTGTCGCCGGTATGGCAGCCAAGCAGGGCGTATCTCCTTCTGCCGCAAAAAAGGCTTACGACACTTACGTTACAAAGCGTGCTAACGCTCTTGGTCAGATCCAGCGCAGCGATAGCAAGTTGTATGTCGACCCAGACAACGGTGAGATTGTTAAGGTTCCCGCCTTCTATGGTGACCTTGACCAGGCTACTCCCCTGCTTGACACGAAAATCTTCCGTCGAGTCCTCGCCGACAATCGCATTTACAAGTACGGTGAAGATGCAACTATTGCCGCTGACTACGTCAATAGCCTGTGGAAGGTTAGTGTCCTACTGCGCCTGGGCTACACCCAGCGCAACATTGCTGAAGGTGCCCTCCGCTCCTTCGCTGCGCTAGGTTTGATTGCCGCTAATCCCAAGGCTTGGGCGACGGCTCCCAGCAACGCGGTATTTCGCGCACGACAGTTTGGGAAAACACGCGATCTCCGCAAAACAGAGAAGTCTCTGAAAGCCACTTACGATCAACTACTTGACGCTCGCAAGGTTCTTGTCGCTGCACGAACTGACGCGGGGGTTGATGACTGGCAAAAACTCATCAGAGAAGCCAACGACTTTGGTCCAGAGATTCGCCGCTTGCAACGCAAGGCCAAGACCAAGTCTGGTCTATCCAAAAATGAGAAGAAGAAACTGGCTAGCCTTGAGCGTCAGCGTCAGCGTCGAATGGATAAGGCTGCTGACATTAAGCAGTCCAAGATTGATCCGGCTACGCCAGAACTTACGCGGTTGCAGCGGCAAGGTTCTTTGCTAGAACTGGAACTTGACGGGCAACTTGCTCGCGTGCAGCAAACAATCGAAGAGATCGCTAAACTTCAAAGCAAGCGCAGGCTTACGGGCCGTAAAGGCAACCGCATGGATGACGGAACTGTCATGCCTGGTGCTTTTGAGGGTGACGCTGGTGCGATTGCTGCGATGCTTTCTTCGGCTGATCGCTCTGTCTATGCCACATTCCAATGGGGTGCAGGAGCAAGGGCAGACATTCTAAGAGATGCTGCTGACTTCAAGGAACTTGATCCCAAAATACTCTCCCCCAAAGATATGGATAACTACTGGGCTGAGTACACGACTCGAGTCAACAATCGATTCCGTCAGGATGAACTTGCTCGGATGATTCTGGCCGGTAAGTCGATTACGGAAATTCGTAAGTTCCTGTTGTCGCCTAATGGTGTCAAGTATCGCGAACAACTGAGCGTGCAGGGTCGCGACCTTCGTGACGCAAGCGACATTAATGCTTACATCGATGATGTCTATCAGAAGTTGAACTACGAGGTTCCTGATGTTGGCACGTTCCGTCAAACCCTTTTAGAGAGGGAGGTCACCTCAGGCGAACTTATGTCGTGGTTGAGTGGCAGCGAACTACCTGTCATCACCGGACGCCTTGCGGGTGAATCACCACAGGGATTTACGGGTGTATTTAGGGGACTGAACAACATCACGGGCGTAGCAATGAAGTGGCTGGGCACCATCCCTGAAACCAAGTTGCTGCGCCATCCGTTCTATAACAGCGTGTACACCGCTCGTCAGCGGCAGTTGTACAACCTTGCCTACAAGCAGGGTCTGGACATGACTGACGAGACGGTGTTGGGGCGAATCAATCGAGCAGCACATCGTGATGCGTTGGGCGCAACACGGGACACGATGTACACGATTGAACGCTTGTCTAATGCTGGTGAAATGCTGCGGTTTGTTGCACCATTTTTTCCTGCGTGGGAGAACTCCATCCGCACTTGGGGACGCTTGGCATACCAGAAGCCGCAGATCGTCGGCTATGGAAACATTCTGTGGAACATCCCGAATAACCTGGGATGGGTAGTAGATGACAAGGGCGAAAAGGTAGAGCGTTCGAGCTTCCTCAAGGACGAGGGCCAGTACATTATTTGGCCCAAGCCAATGCAGGACTTTATGCAGAAGAAGTTTGGACCCTTTACCCCCGGTCAGGCTGTTATGTCTCGCCAGCAGGGACTGAATGTCATCTTCCCCGGTGGCGAGTGGTGGTTCCCTGGTGTTGGGCCGATGAGCCAGATACCGACGTCGCTTGTGTTACGAGGCAAGCCAGAGGATCAAGAGATTCTCAAGAACTTCCTGGGTGAGGAACTGTACAACCAGATCACGCCCATGGGTAACGTCAACAACGACTTGATTGACTCGTTGTCTCCCACCGTGGTTCGACGCCTGCGTCAGATGTACAACGGCACAAGTGCTGAGGGTGCGTACCTAACCTCGTACAACAACATCCTTGAAGATGCCTACATTCAGGCGCAGATTGACGACCGCACGCTGACTGAGGCTGACTACAGGCGGATCGATCAGCAAGCCAACGATTTCTGGAGATGGCAAGTGCTTGCTGCCGCAGGCTTTCCTTTCCAGATGAAGCAGATGAGTCAGTTCCAAGTTGAGCGCGACGATTGGGCGCGACTGATTGATGATCAGTCCATACCGTATCCAGATAAGGTAAAGATC